GAGTAGCTGCTGACGCTGATGTTCATATTGTATTTGGTGGTTCACCAACTGCAACAGCAAATGATATTTTTTTACCACTTGATAAACCTGAAATATTTAAGGTTTCACCAGGTGAAAAAATGGCTGCGATTGGTACTGCAAACGTTTCAGTTACTGAGATGAGTGCATAGTGGCAAAGAAAAAAGGTAACATAGGTGTTGTAACACTTTTAAAAACAACACCTAAAAAAAGACCTGGTCGTCATTCTAAAAGTTTTAATAAGAGATCACCAAGTCGTAAAGAATATAGAGGTCAAGGTAGATGAGAGATACTGTTGTAGATGGTTTACAAAAAACAAGTTACGGAATTGATGACAAAGAACAAAAGATAGTTGTCAAAGAAGAAGTAAATGTTAAACCACATCTCAAACATAACAAAGCCTTATATAATTTAAATGATGGTTATTCTAAAAGCAGAGAGCTTAAAAGAGTAGCTTCAATTCCAACGATTGCTTTATCAGTTTGGGCAAATGAATTTGATTCAAACAGCAAAGGTAATTGGTGGGGATTACCAAAACAAGTACAAAATAAAATATTAAAAACAAAACTTAATAGTAATGAATTTAGATATTTTAGAACAGCACAAGGAAAAATATAATGGCTTTATCAACTTATTCAGAACTTAAATCATCAATAGCAAATTGGTTAAACAGATCAGACTTAACAACTGAGATTGCAAATGATTTCATTGTACTAACAGAGAAAGATTTTAATTCTAAATTAAGAATTAGAAAAATGATTAATCAAACAACATTAACATTAAATGCTGAAACAGTTTCATTACCTTCAGGATTTTTACAAGTTAGAGATTTTTACATTTTAAGTGGTGGTAGTAAGTATTCATTAAACTACATAACACCGGCACAAATGGATCAAATAAAAGGTTCTTCAACTGTTGGTACTCCAACTTCTTATACCATCTTAGGAGACACATTTAGATTTGCTCCTATACCTGGAGATACTTATACTGCATATTTAAATTACTATAAAACTTTTGATCCTTTATCAGATGTAAACACAAGTAATTTTATATTAACGAATCATCCTGCTATTTATTTATATGGCTCACTATATCACGCATCTAATTTCTTAGGTGGCGTTGATCCTAATCAAGTAGGTCAATGGCTACAATTATATTCAACAGCATTAGAAAGATTAGAATTAAATGATAGAGAAGATCAATATGGATCTGCTCCATTACAAATTCGATCAGATGTTACTGTTGGTGGTGCTTTTAATGATACTTATAAAGTTTCAACTAATAATGGTTAATTAATATGCAAGTACCTTTTGGCGAATGGCTACCAGATCAACCAGAGAATTTAAATCCTGGTGCAATTACTGCAAACAATGTTTACTTTGCTCAAAACTCCTATAAGAGATTTCCTTCATTAGTTAATTATAGTTCAAATAACATTGGCTCTGATAGTAGGGGAGCAGGTTCGTTTAGGGATAATGCAGGAAATGTATATAACTTCGTTGCTAACAATACAGACATTTATCAATTAGATGCTGGAGCATTTACTTCAAGAAAATCAGGTTTGACAGGTGCAAATAATGATTTTTGGACTTTTACTCAATACGGAAATTACATCATAGCAAGTAATGGTGTTGATGCACCTCAATATTATTTAATGGGAACATCAACTAACTTTGCAAACTTTTCTTCAATTGTTACTTCAGGAACATTACCTACTTTTAAAGTATCAGGAGTAATTAGGGATTTTTTAATTACAGGTAATCAACCTAATAATCAAAATAGAATTCAATGGTCAGGTATTAATGACATTGCTACTTGGGAGCCAGGATCAAAACAATCTGATTATCAAGACTTGCCTGGAGCAGGTGGTGAAATAGTAGCCATAACTTCTGGTGAGATAAGTTATGTATTTAGACAAAATCAAATCATTCGTATGGACTATGTTGGTGGAGCAACTGTATTTAGATTATCAGTTATCTCTCCAAATAGAGGAGCAGTATATGGAAGAACTGTTTGCCAAGATAATCGTAGGGTATTCTTTTATGCTGATGATGGTTTCTTTGAAATTAATGGAGATAACATAACTGCAATTGGTGCAGAAAAAGTAAATCGTTTTTTTGATTTAGATTTAAATAAGGCTTTTTCAGATAGAATTTGTGCAGCAGTAGACCCATTCAATCAATTAGCTTTATGGCTATATCCTTCTTCTTCTAATACAGCCAACACAACAGGAATTTGTGATAAGATAATCATATACAATTATGCTACGCAAAAATGGTCAACGGCAGATTGTAATGCTTCTACTATTTTTACTCAATTCGTAGGTGCTTATACTGTAGAATTAATGGATATTATTTCTCAAAACTTAGATCAAATTAATATTGCATTAGATACTGATTTTTGGAATGGTGGACAATTATTATTAGGTGCTGTAAATAGTGATTATAAAGCTGCAATATTTTCTGGTACTGATAATGAAGGAACTATAGAAACAAGAGAATTTGAGTTGTTTCCTGGACAAAGAAGTAGTATAACCAGAGTAAGACCAATTGTTGATGCACAGGCTACAGTAACTATCAAAAGTAGGGAAAGATTAGCAGATGATGAAACAGAATCAAGCACTTCTACTATGGTTACTAGCGGTGATAATCCAGTAAGACAATCTGGAAGATATTTTAGAATTAAGGTAACTACTCCTAGCTCAGTTGCTTGGACACATGCACAAGGAATAGATTTAGTTGCTTCAAGAAGTGGTTTAAGATGACGGACAAAACTGATATAGACAATGTTAGATATAGTTTTGAAACTCAAGAGTTTTTTCAAAGACAAATTGAAGAAGCAATTAACACTTTGATAAATGAAAAAAACAAAGAAAATAATAAAGCATTTTCTTGGTTCATAGGAGATTAAATGGCAGGAATAAAAGATTACTCAACTACCCAAGCAAGTAACACATCATTAAATGGAATAAACGTTGCCGAAGGAATGCTTCCTTCAAACTTAAACAATGCCATTAGAGCATTGATGAAGAACACAAGAGATTGGTTCAATGATGCACAATGGATTGAATATGGTGATGGTGATGCTAGTTATACTGCTGCTTATGCTTCAGCAACATCTTTTACGATTGCTGGTGTTGATGTAACTTCTGTTTATCATACTGGTAGAAGAATTAAATTAGTAGCTGCAACACCAGGTACAATTTATGGTACAATTTCTAGTTCATCATTTTCAACTAACACAACAGTTAACGTAACTTGGGATTCTGGTTCATTATCTAACGAAGCAATAACAAGTGTTTACATTGGTTCTTTATCAAAAACAAATTCTTCAATTCCTGAAGGTGTAGTTGCTACTTCTACTTTAGCAGATGGATCTGTAACTACAGCTAAGTTAGCTGATGCTAGTGTTACTAATGCTAAACTTGCAACAAGTTCAGTTGCTACAGGAAACATACAAACATCTGCTGTTACTGAAGCTAAAATTGCTAGTGGTGCAGTTACTAATACTAAATTAGGTGATGCTTCAGTTACTACAGCTAAAATTACAGATGCTAATGTAACTACTGCAAAGATTGCAGATTTAAATGTTACAACAGCTAAAATAGCTGCTGACGCAATTAATGGAAGTAAGATAGCTGATGATAGTATTGATAGTGAACACTATGTAGATGGTTCAATTGATACTGCACATATTGGAGATTCACAAATTACAACAGCAAAAGTTGCTGATTCAAATATTACTACTGCTAAAATTAATGATGATGCAGTAACTGCTGCTAAGATAGCAGATGCAGTTATTGTAACTAATGCAGAAGCATCAGCACATACACCAGATGATGTTACATTCTTTACAACATCTGCTAGTGATGGAAGATATTTTAGACAAGATTCAAGCGAAACAATTTCATCAGGAGATACTTGGTCAGCTTCAGATTCTTATGTTGCTACAACAGCAGCCATTGATGCAAGGGTTGTTGATTTAGTAGATGATGTGGGTGGTTTTTATCCAATAGAAAATGAAACAAGTTTTCCAAATACAAATCCAGATGTTAATGATGGTGCTGGTACAATTATTTCAATTAAAGAAATTGCAACAACAAGAACACCTACTGCTGGAACAGTAACTATTGCTAGTGGTACATTAGGTGGTTCAACAGTAACAATTACTGGTTGCGGATCTACAGTTCTTACAGCAGGTTTTGGTGTATTAGTAGAAACTACATCTACATTAAATACTTATGCTTTTCATAGATTAGTTCCAAAAGCTACTGAGGTAACTACTGTAGCTTCTATTTCATCTGATATTACTACTGTTGCAGGTAATACTTCTAACATTAATACTGTTGCTGGAAATTCAGCAAACATTACTACAGTAGCTGGTATTTCAGGCAACGTAACAACAGTTGCAGGTATTTCTGCTGACGTTACTGCGGTTGCTGGTGACGCTACAGATATTGGAACTGTTGCAACAGATTTAGCTGGTTCAGATAATATTGGAACAGTAGCTGGATCTATTTCAAATGTAAATAATGTTGGTGGTTCAATTACTAATGTTAATACAGTTGCTACTAATTTAGCTGATGTTAATAATTTTGCTGAAGTTTATAGAATATCAGCTTCTGCACCTACAACAAGTTTAGATGTTGGTGATTTATATTTTGATACAACTGCTAATGAATTAAAAGTTTATAAAGCATCTGGTTGGGCAGCAGCAGGTTCTACAGTTAATGGAACATCTGCTAGATTTACTTATACAATTTCTGGTACACCAACAACTGTATCAGGTACAGATGATTTTGGAAACACACTTGCTTATGATTCTCCATACGTTGATATTTTCTTAAATGGTTCTAAGCAAGTTAATGGAACAGATGTAACAGTAACTTCTGGTACTTCAGTTGTATTTGCTTCTGCTTTAACAGATGGTGATATAGTTGATATAGTTGCTTATGGAACATTTAATGTTGCTGCAATAGACGCATCTAACATTACATCAGGAACTTTAAATGCAGCTAGAATAGGATCTGCATCAATAGACTTAACTACAAAAGTTACAGGTGTTTTACCTTATGCTAATGGTGGTACAGGATTATCTTCTTTAGGAAGTGCTGGTCAGGCATTAAAAGTTAATTCAGGTGGAACAGCTTTAGAATTTGGTGATGTATCAGTTTCTTTATCTTACACTAAAGGAACATTCACAGGTGATAATTCAACGACAGCTTTTACCATTGATAG